TTTACTGAGATTTTTACCTATATTCTCGTAAATTGATTCTAAAGTTCTTTGTAGTTTTACAATCTTTTGTGTTGTTTGTTCAAAAACTTTCACAGATTCTTTTAACTGCTTTGAACTTCTTCTATGAGAAACACCTTCAAACCAATCACCAGATTCTTCAACCATATTTTTACTTGCGAATTCAACCATTCTTTTAATTTCAGATACAACTTCTGGTAGTTGTTTTGAACGGTGAACTACTGCACGATATTCATTATATCTACCGATTGATTCTATATACATTCTTTTTTGTTCTGATGTAAGAACTTTTGTACTAAATCTTTCTTTCATCACTTCCTGAACAGCGTCAGCAACTAATTGATTTAATTCTTCTTTTGTTAATGTTGTTTTACTTTCACCAACTTTTTTTGGAAGTCCTTTGTGTTTTGTTGCTGCAAACTTTTCAATATCTTTCTCAGTCATTGATTTTGCAAGTTGTTCAATAGATTTATTAACTTTTGAAGCAGGAATTTGACCACGTTTAACTGCTAAAGCAAGTCCCATTAATTTTTGTTGTTTTTGTGAAAGTGCAGGCATCATTTATCTCCAAATATACATTCACATACATTTCCAATTTCACAAATAATATTTGTAATATTGTTGTTAATACGTTGAATTTTAGGATCAATCTTAGAAATAGTTTCTAAACTAACACCCTCTCTAATTAAACCCTCGTTCTGATAACCGTCTGCATACATGAATGCACCTTGTGTGGATGGATTCGATACAAAGTCCCAACCTATTAATTCAAAGTCCTCTTGTACTTCAACTGTATTTTCACTTATTTCTTCAACCGAACCTAAACCACGAGAAGAAATGCCGAGTCTAATACCAGCACCAAGCAGTTGTTTTAAAATGTTACCAGATGGGGTTGGGAGTATCTCTACTGTACCAACTACATCATTGCCTTTCCAATCTACACTCAATACATTATGAGAAACATTTCTTAAATTAATAACAGAAGAATCTGGATGATCTAACTCGCCCAACGCTCTGTTTTCCTTGATGTTTGTTTCAGCATATTTTTTTACTTCACGCATTAAAATCTTTTTTGGATAAACTCTTCCATTTTGATTTTTTGCTTCAGCTCGCTGTAAAACTCCAGAAACTATAACTTTACCGTTATTCTTTCTCTCGGATTCTGCAATCATTCTTGGACTTGCACTAAAGAGTATAGTATCTACGAGTAGTTGTTTCATATTATGCACCTAATTCGTGTATTTTTTTACTAATTCTGTTTATTCTTTCTGATATTTTTACCAATCGATTTCTTGATTCTCCCCATAGAGTTCTCTGATCAACTGCCATTTCTGTTTTTAATCGTGAAGCGTGTTCTACCACTTTCTCAACTTCATACATAATTCTATTTATACGTTGAATAGAATCATTTATTTTTCTATTTGTTGTTCGTGTTTCATCTTTACGAAAATCTTTATATGATGCCTCGTTCAATGCACCCATTGCCTGAACATAGGTAGATTCATAATTTCTTTTTTTAGTCTTTGGAACAAGTTTATATCCGTAAACTTCTGCAGTTTCTTTATTGTGTTCTTCAAAATCATCTTCATTAGCAGAAAACGCCTTTGGAGTTTCATATCCAGCAACCATGCCGGTTACACTCATTTCATCAAGTTCTTCATGAAACTGTTTGAATTCTTCGGACTCTTTTATTTTATGTATGAAAGTGTTTACATTCATATAATTACCTAATCACTTGATTACGAACCAATGCATATACAGTACCACTATCTACCTTAACACTACTCAATGATAGTTCATGAGCAGTTTGTGTTGTTGCTAGTGTAGCAAGTGCGACGGTTCCACCACCAGATAACGATGCAGTTCCCGTAGAACTCGCTGCTACAATAAGCCCACCAACACCAAAATTAGAGCCAGTAAATGCAGTTGTACCAGTTGTACAAGTAATTGATTTAAACCATTTTCCTGGATTACCCAATCTTTCAAAATCAGATACCGGTGAAGTAATAAAATTGTAAGGATGTATTTCGTTTATGTCTGGCATTATTTACTCCATGATAAATCGTCTATTAAACTGTAATAACGAAGAAGTGCAGAAATATGATTTTCTTCTACTTTCTTAATTGTTTTATATTCATCTAAAAGGTTTACCACTTCTGTTAATTTTATCGTTAGTGATTTATCTTTTACATTCTTAATATTTTTTGTAAATACTTTTTTTATAGCAACCGCTTCAGTTTGAATTAAAGACTTTAAGTTATTAGTGTTGCTAACATTTCCCATATATTCTCTTAACAAAGCTTTCTGTGATTCACTCAAATCACCATATTTTTTGTTAAACTTCTCAACTAAATATGAATAAGCAAGTAAACGAATTTCTTTCGGTTCGTTAGCAATAGACATATCTTCAGATATAAGTTTTTCTTTATTATTGGATGTTATATTTTCAAGTATTGTTATGCGAGATTGAGTAAATTCAATAGGATTATCAAATTCATTATTTTCAAATACTTTATAAATTGAAGCAAGCAATTTATAGTTTTGAACTTTTGTTTGAAAAAATGCATCAATATCAAAATTCTCTTTAATAGTTTTAATCAATTGATATTTTTCTTCACTCAATTTCTTTTTATTTAACCCACGTCTTGCTCTTAAAGCAGCGTCTATAAGCATAGCAGCCTTATTTTCTGATTTTAATCTTTCATCACAAAGTGTTTTATAGAACTTATATTCTTTTATAAGTTCGGTATTTTTATTAAAGTGCTTCTTTAGAATCTGTATAGCTACGGATTCATTTGAAGAAATAATATCGGACGTTATTTGACGAGTTAAAAGTTCAAATAACATCGCAGTATTTTTAAACTTTGAATGTTTTATTTTTTTCATTTTTACTTATACCTAATAAATGTACACTTCATAGAATAAATATAACAAAAATCATAATTCATCTAATAAATTATTTTCATTCAACATATTTGGTTCATTTTCTACTTTAACAGACGGTTTAAGACTTTCCGAAATGATTTTTTTAGTTTTTATTTTTATATCAGACATACTATTAATTAAATTTCCAAGATCTTTATTTTCTAAAGAAAGTGGAGAACCAGATTTATTCTCTGGTCTTATAGTTTTTGTCCTCGATAATGTTCTACCTAAGTCTTTACTACCGATTGGATCTCTTCCCATTGGATGATTATCTGTTGCATAATTTAGATTTTTAGCAGGTCTACCAGCACCTGGCCATCCACCATCTGGTGTTTCTACATCATTTATTACTCTACCACCGCCTTTAATTTGCATACTAGCAATATCGTGTGGTGTACCAAAAGATTCTTTAGTTACAGCTGGATCGTTTCCTTCACTTTCAATTTGTTTCTGACGGAAAGCGTGTTTAATATCCTCAAGAACTTCATTCTTTTCAAATTCGGCTTCATCTTCTGAAAGATTGAATATGTTTGTATAAATATATTTCATTGAGAATAACTTTTTTTCAATTAAAGAACCGGCTAAATCAACACGTTCTTTCATTAAAGCAACTTTTTCTTGTTCGTATATAATGGAAGGACCAGTTAAATTCAATTCAAAATTTACTAAATCTGCATTTTCATAACCTTGTGCATACAAATGGACAATCGCAATCTTTGTTAATTCAGAAACAACAATTCTTTGTATTCTTTCAATTGTTCTTGCAAAACGAATATCTAATGCGGCAAGTGTTGCTTTACCTTCCGCTTTTTCATCATATCCCAAAAACGGCTTTGGTACTTTAAGAGCAGCAAATAGTTTACTTTTAAGATATTCCACATCCTCAATTGCTTGATATTGTAAACCAGCGAGAGTTTCAATAGAAGTACCAGATTGTCCACCACGAACTGGTAAGTAAAAATCTTCTAATAAATTTTGCATATTGAAACGTAAATTATAATCACCAGTTTGCTCATTCATAACTGGAGTTTTCTTCATACGATTCATAATGTTTTGCATATATTGATCAACCTCAGCGGGTGGAATATTACCAATATCAACTTTGAATATACGTTTCTCAGGAGCTCTCATAATTCTATGAATTAACATAGCGTCTTCCATAAGAACTAATTGTTTATACAATTTTCTCCCACCTTCAATCATTGATTTACCATACGGAAGATAATTTGTATCACCGAGTAAACGGAAATGCGCTATTTCATAATTTTGAAATTCACCTTTTCCAAGTGGACCTTCATATATAAACTTAGTCATGTAAATATGTTCTGGATCAGTTCCTTCTTCACGTTGCATTTCATATGGAGAAAAAGGAACAACGTTAGTTATACCCAATTCGTCTTTAACATCTAAGTACAAATAAAAATCCCCATACTTAACTAAATTACGAACCCATGGCCATAAGTTATATTCTATATTCAAAACATCATAAAAAAGATTTTTAAGTATTTTACGAATATTATCATTGTCAGTTCTAATAGTTAAAACGTCACCTTGGTCATTTTTCAGAGTACTCTCATCTGCGTATATATCTAATGCAGATGAAATTATTGCATCAGTATCCATTGCTTCATAATCTGTATATAAGTCTATCTTGGTTGCTGAAAAGGAGTTGTATTGATTATAAACAGAGATAGGTGTACCACGAGTACCGTGTAATCGACCATAACGATCAATAACTTTTGAAGTATGAGGATTTCCGTCCGCTTGATAACGAGCGGTATCTACTACTTTCAATTTTTTTCCACCAACATTGCGTACAACAACATTTGTAGAAAATAATGTTTTAAGTCTATCAAATAATGATTTCGTTTCAGCCATTTAGCACCTATTGTATTTATGTTTCTTATCTATATAAATATATATTAAAAATAGTTAAACCTTATTTTATCAACCAAGTTAAATCTTCATCGCTTCCATTTACTTTCATTGACCAACCATTATCGTTTCCGTTTCCAAAACCATACATTGGCTTATGTATAGAATTTGCTTTACCAACATAATCTAAACTCATACGAGTTTGTGCCATACCTTCTTTTCGTAATTTCATAGCGGTATCTCGTACCCAAAGACCAATTGCAAAAGACATTACTAAATCGTCATTATAACCACGCTGTGCTTCTGCTTTTGCTCCATTCCAAATGAATACATATAATTCTTCAATTAACCGTCTTGAATGAACTATTGGACCCCTTTCTCTGAAATAGGTTTCTAATTTAGAAATTAAGAGTGGGCGAGTTTTCGATGACGTTGTAAAACCCGGCACCATATTTTGCTTTGATTTTAAATCGTAGCCCTTTGGTAATTGTACCGATGGATCAACGTAACCATCTTCACGATACGTATAATATAGATTTCCATAATTTCTGTCAATTATTTGTTGAATTGCTGCCCAACCAACATTTGCATTTTCAACAACAAGTAATGCGTCATTATATTCAGTTGCTATTGAAACTAATGTATTACCATAAGATTTTGTATCTAACTTGCCTTTATACTCAGCAACTTGTTCTAAACTTTCAACATCAATTACATGGAATGCGGAGTAATCGTTTCCGTCACCACGTGCAACGTCAGCAACTACAATATAATCTCTCGTTGGGTCTGGATATTTCCAAATCCATAATGCTTCTTCACCACCACGTTTTTCAAGTGGATCCATCGTATGTGTTTGCTCATACCATTGTACCAATTCCCCATCAACAACTGCACGTCCAGAAGCTAAGAAGTTCCCATCACATTCTTGCTTAGCCATGTTTGGACCAAGTAGTATATCTTGTTCATCTCTCCATGCTTGGTCACGTTC